ACAGGTTGGCCTGCCCGGTGCCGCTGCCGTCCGCGAGGTCGGTCTTCAGCGTCAGATCGCGGGCGATCTTCACCTCGCCGTCCGCGAGTAGCGTCCGGAACTGGACGGAGCCGGTGTGGGTGAGTGTGGAGGGCATGTCGGCTCCCGCTTAGACGTTGGCCTTCATTCGGGCGACGGCGGCCGCGGCGGCGGCCCGGGCACCGGCCAGGGTCGAGACCTTCACGGCCCGGGTCGGCTTCGCGTCGGCGGCCGAGACGATGCCCTCGGGGTAATCGTCGACCCACACGTCGACCGCTAGGCCGGCGGCGGCCGCGGCGTCCCGCTTCTGGGTGTTCGACCCGCAGAGGATCAGGTCGGAGACCTCGAGGTCCGCGAACGCGAGCCGCAGCTCCTCGCGGTTCGCCTCGTCGTTCTCGCGCCGCGAGATGCAGACCACGCGGTTCCCGGCGGCCGTCGCCATGCCGACGAACGAACGCCAGAGGCCGGGGGCCGCGGTCCAGGTCCGATCGTAGTCGAGCGAGATCACGAGCCCGCGGCCCTCGCTCCTGTGCTGGACGAGCCCGCGGGCCGCCTTCCATGCCGACAGGGAGCGAAGGCCGACGGAGCTGTTCGGGTAGGCTGCGTGGGTCACCGGAGAAACGTCCCAGATCGCCGCCTCGGTGATCGTGCGGGTCACGTTCCCGGCGGGATCCTCGTCCCACGACTCGCCCCGCGCTTCGGTGAGCGAAAACGCGAACGACGACCCGAAGATGTACCGATCGCGGATCAGGGGCACGACCTCGGCCGTCGTCGGCGTGCCGACCGGCGGGGTGGCCCGGAACACGAGCCCCTTCTCGGTCTCCTGGATGTCGAGCGTGCCGTTGGTGGTCCGGCCGAGGACCGCGGAATCCTGGTGGTTGTACTTCGCGACCACGTCGGCCTTGCCGCGCGGGTCGTTCGGTGCCCGGTCGAGGTACTTCCGGAAGGCCCCCGGCATGAATCGTTCCTTGAACCCGCCGAGGTCCACGCTCCACTTGTTCCATGGCGGGGCCATGCCGACGATCACGGGCCGGCCGTCGTCGCGGGTCTCTAGGCGGAGCTCGACATCGGGGTCCGCGGACTGCGACAGATAGCGGGTCTCGATCTGGTTCGACATGGTCACTCCCCTTCGGTCTCGATCGGCGTGGCCGACAGTTCCGATACCCGCTTCCCGACCGTGAACTCGGTCGGCTCGTCGTCGAAGTACACGCGGACGCTCGCGGCCGGCTCGGCCTCGGTGGCGGTGATCGCGTAGGCCGAGCCCTCGACGCCGAGGACGCCGTCGGTCATCAGGTGCTCGATGACGCCTTCGCCGCCGTCCCAGTACACGCGCTGCCCGAGGCGGAAGCCGCCGGCCTCGGCCACGTCGTCGCCCGGGGAGTCGTCGGTCGTCTCGCCGGTCTCGTCGTCCTCGTCGTCCGGCGTGTCGCCGGCCGGCTCGGTCACGGCGGCGGGCGGCTCGCCCCCGGTCGCCCCGGCCTGGGCGGCCGCGGCGTCGAGCGTCGAGAACCCGAGCTGTACGAACGTCTGATTCGCCGCGGGCGTGTCGAGCAGCTCAAGGTCTTCCCTGTCTCTTATCTCGTTAGGCGAAATTGCTCCGAGGTTCCACAAAGTTTGATACAGGGCCGCCCGGCCCGAGGTGTCGGCCCGCAGGATTCCGCGGGTGTCGAGCTTCGCGTAGACGTTCTCGCCGTAGACCGGCTGGAGAGCCATGTCGACGGGCGACTCCATGCGGCGGGCCCACGGCAATAAGCACCAAACTTGAGCGCTCAAATGCTCCTGCTCCACCGTCGAGTACTTGTTCATTTTGGAGTCACCGAGGAGCGTCGAAGGAACGCCCCAGTGGCGGCACACGTCGGGCAGGATCGCGTCCCGCAGCTCCTGAAACTGCGACGCCTCCATGCTGTTCGACTCGATCGGCTTGAGCCGCGTTTTCTTCGGGAGCACGGCCGCCCGGCCGCGGTTCTCGGCCCCGCCGTAGGCCTCGTGGAGCATGTCCCGCAGGGCGTCGACCGCGGCGTCGGGGACCTTCTCGTCCGTCTCGAGGACCATGTCGGGCCGGGCGGAGTTCTGCCAGAACGCGGTGGCCGCGGTGTCGAGCTGCCGCGCGAGGTTGATCGAGGTCGCGTTCATCTCGGCAGGGGCGTGGCCGACGATGCCGTTGTCCGAGATCCACCGCCAATGCAGCACGGGCCCGGGGATCGGCTCCCACTGGCCCTTCTCGGTCCAAAACTTGTAGGTGAGCGAGTAGTCGACGGCCGACTGTTCGACCTTCACGCGGGACGGGTGGAGCGGGATCAGTTGGGTCATCCAGCCGCGATCGCCCGAGACCACGCGGGCATAGCCGTTGCCGTGGAGGGCCGTCCAGTAGGCTTGAAGCACGTAGAAATCCCACGCGCTTTGCCAGTTGTTCGGCCGCTTCCGCAGGGTGTAGGCGCAGGGGAGATCGGCCTTCTCGCGGCGGCCGTCGGGCCGTTCCTGCATGATCTGCATCGGGCAGATGCCGACCGCCTGGGCGATCCACCGGACCACGCCGAAGATCGCCGACACGCGGACCGCGGTCTCGGGGCCCACGACCGACGGCAGGATGTCGCCCCACGTCCCGGGCACCGGGAGCGAGGTCCGTCGGATCGAGATCACGCGCGGGGCCGCGGCGGCCTTCGCCGGGGTCCGGCGGCGGCTGCCGCGGCCTCCAGGGGTGGCCGGGCGTTTCTTGGGGCTGGGCATGCCCGCCAGTTTCCCCCGGCGGCCCCCGGCAGAATCTCGGCTACAGGAGTCGGATCTTCCAGTCGTCGAGGTTCGCGGCCTCGCCGGTGTCCTCGTCGGTGGACGCGAGAGCGAGCGCGTTCACGAGCGCCGCGATCCCGTCGATCTTCTCGTTCGACTTCGCCTTGTCGGGCTTGATCATCCCCGTGGGATCCGTGTAGACGCAGACATTGTTCGCGTTGAACGTCGCGACCGGGTTCCCGCCCGTGCGAAGCCGGCCCTCGACGACCAGGGCCTCGAGGAGCTTGCACGAGGAGTTCAGGTAGGCGGTCCGCTGCGGGATGTCCTTCGTCGTGATGCCCTCGCGTTGGAGGAGCGTCTCCAGGGCCCCGGCCTGCCACGGGTCACAGCCCACGGCCTTGATCTCGTGGGCCTCGCCGAACGCGATGATGTCCCGAGCGACGGCCTCGTGATCGAGCCGGTGGCCGTCGGTCACGGTCACCCATCCGTCGCGGATCCACGCGTCATACGGGATGCCCTCGCGGACGCGGTCGGCCACGGTCTCGCTCGGGACCCAGTACCGCCAGACGACGGAATAGGAGCCGTCGGCCTCCTTGAAGACGAACGCGGCCGCGGTCATGTCGAGGTTCGACGCCAGGTCGACGCCGACCCAGCACGGCCGGCCTTCGAGCGGGGCGAGCGGGGCCGAGCCGCACTTCGCCCAGTCGTCGCCCTGGAACCATCGGGCGTCGGCGGCCTGCCAGACGTTCAGCGAGTAGCGTAGGAACTTCGACATCTTCCGCGGGTCGGTCGTTGCGTCCTGGTAGTCGGCCGCGAACTCGTCCTCGGGGAACGCGACCCCCATCGACGGATTCGCCTTCCGCCAGACGGCCGGGTCGGCGTAGTCGTCGGTCTCGGCCGCGGCGTAGATCAGGCCATAGAACGTCGGGTTCACCTTCGGGTCCGCGATCACGAGCTCGCAGTCCTGCCACCATCGCCAGCCGATACCGTTCCGGTCGGAGCCCGCCGTCGAGATCGAGATGACGAGACCGTTCGCCGTGCCGCGCGTGGCGTAGATCAACGCGTCGACCAGATCCGGCGAGCGGAAGGAGTGGATCTCGTCCAGGATCACCGAGCCGTTCAGGCCTTCGTTCCGCCAGGAGTCGGACGACAGGCAGCGGATCTCCTTCCCGGTCTCGCGGTTCCGGATGATCGACCGCGAGTCGATCACCTCGAGGAGCTTCGACAGCGTGGGCGATGCCTCGACCGATTGGCGGACCATTCGATACATGGTCCGGGCCTGGAGGCGATCGTTCGCCGCGAGGAACACGTCCTGGGCGGGGGCGTGGCAGGTCGCCATGTACTGGGCGAGCTGCGACATCAGCGAGCTCTTGCGGTTCTTCTTCGGGACGAAGATCCCGGCCCGCCGGAAACGGAGTCGGCCGTCGGCACGTCGCCATCCGAAGAGCGGCCGCAGGACCCGCTCCTTCTGCCAGTCGATGAGCTCGATCCGCTGCGGGTCACCGCCGCGTTCGTCTGGGTGACGGCATAGCGTCTGGATGAACTCGACCGGGGCCTCGGCCGCCTCGGCATCCCACTGGTAGCCGGCGACGTACTCGGGCCGCTTCTTCGGGTCAGCCGCGGACGCGGAGCTTCGCGAGGGTCGCGGCTTCGGGGTCTTCGACTGGCGCTTCGCCATGCGTGATGTCCTGGGGGATCCGGCCGGCGGCGGCCGCCGTCAGGCCGAACTCCCGGGCGAGCATGACGTAATCCCGCCGCGAGTCACGCAGGAGCCGGGCGACCGGCGACGGGGCCTGGCCCTTGTCGGTCGCGGTGATCCAGCCCTCGGCGGCGACCTGCTCGGCGAGCTGCTCGGCATCGGCGAACAGGTGGGCGAGGAGTCCGAACGTCTCGGCCCGGTCCGCGGTCAGCCGGCCGTCGGCCTCGAGGTCCGCGGCGTGGGCC